GTGCAACTGCACCCAAAACTAAGCCTTCTGATGCTTCTTCTTCGCAAGGCGCTTCTATTAAGAAGGAAGAGACCGAAGAGGGTGATGAGGTGATTGCTGAAGAGGAAGAGACCCAAGTTCTCCATGTAGATCTCTCCGCAGATGTTGCTGCACTGACTGAAGGTGAGGAGCTTAGCGAAGAGTTTAAGCAAAAGGCAGCAACCATTTTTGAGGCAGCAGTTATTACTCGCCTCAATGAGGAACTGGAGCGTCTTCACGAAGATTACGCAAAAGTTCTGGAAGAAGAAATTGAGACCGTCAAGAGCGAACTGGCAGAGCAAGTTGATGAGTATCTGACCTACGCTGTTCAGCGTTGGGTGAAGGATAACGAGCTCGCCATTGAGCATGGCATCAAGACTGAGATGGCTGAGTCTGTGCTGACGGGTATCAAGCAAGTTTTCGCAGAGAACTATATTGATGTCTCTGACGAGAAAGTTGATCTGGTTGATGAGATGATGGATCAACTCGACATTATGGAAACAAAACTCAACGAACAAATCGAAGAGAACGTCGAACTCAATCGTGAGATCGGCGGTTATATCAAGAATGGGATTGTGAACGAAATTAGCGAAGGTTTGTCGCTGACCCAAAGGGAAAAGCTGGCAGCACTCGCTGAGGCAGTTGAGTTCGATGATGAAGATACCTTCCGCGAGAAGGTGGCGACTCTTCGTGAGTCGTATTTCAGCACCAAGCCCGAAGTCACTACTGTGACTGAGGATGTGGACGTTGAGAACGAGAACGTAAGCGGTCCTATGAGCGCATATGTTCAGGCACTTTCCCGCTGGGCAAAGTGAGATTAACTTATAACCCTACTAATCCTAAAGGAGACAAAGCAAATGTTTAATTCCGAGCGTTTGCAGGAAAAGTGGGCACCCATTCTGGAACACTCCGAACTGGATAACATTTCGGACAAGTATAGAAAGGCTGTCACCTCTATCCTGCTTGAGAACCAAGAGAAGTTCCTCGCTGAAGAGCGTGGCATTCTGACAGAAGCAGCACCCACCATGAGTGCAGGTTCTAACCCCGCTGGTTTCAGCGGCGCTGCAGCAGCAGGTGGTCCTGTTGCTGGTTTCGACCCCGTGCTGATCTCGCTGATCCGCCGTTCGATGCCCAAGCTGATTGCTTA